TACACAAACAGGTAGATGGCTACATGGTTTTGAATGGTTGCCTGATAAAGAAGCAGACATAGGTAGAATACCTGAAGAATGGAATTGGTTGGATAGTCACTCTTCTCCTGAACTAGATGCAAAGAATGTACACTTTACAACAGGTGGTCCTTGGTTTAATGCTTGGAAACCACGAGGAGAGATAGAAGGTAAGTATGCAGTTGAGTGGTGTAATGATGCTCAATGGTTACAAATGAACAACATGATTGATCCAACGAAAGATTATATGATATGACCAAAATAAATTTTGTTACTTCTTTTAATGAAGAAATATATAAGGTTGCAGGACATCACCTTATTAATTCTATTGATAATAATTGGGAACCTAGTTTAAAATTAAAATGTTATTATCATAAACTTGATCCTAAAAATTATTCTTTTAAATCTGATGTATCTTTAGAACCTTTAGATTCTATAGAAGAATATACAGAATTTTTAAAAGTAAATAAAGAACATGATGGTACAGAGTTTGGTAAGATACCTTATAACTGGAGACTAGATGCATTAAGATGGTCACATAAAGTATTTGCTTTAACAGAATATGCATTTGAATTATCAGAGAAAGATGCACAAGCAGGTTGGTTAATATGGATTGATGCTGACTCTGTTAGTAGTAAAAGATTAGTACCTGATGATATACTTGGTATGTTACCTGAAGCTTGTGATATAGCTTTTGCAGGTGCAAGAGATATAGATGGTGGAAGATATGTTGACTGTTCTTTCATGGCTTTTAATTTAAATAAAAGACCTGCTCTTGATTTACTTGGTGATTTACGTGGTGCTTATATATCAGGAGAACTCTTGCAATATAGAGAATGGAATGATGCTTTTATAACAGAGAGACTTTTAAATATATACAAAGCTCATGGTATGAAAATACAACCTGTTCCACAAATAAAAGAATACATTACACACTTTGAAGGTATACATAATGTTAATACTATTCCTGTTAGAGATGTTAAAGGTAACAGATTAGTTTCTTTATCAGAAGAGCACACCTCTCAAGATATAACACCTTCAAGACATAAACATTTAGCTGATGTTATAAGAGAGTATAAACCTAAATCTATTATAGAAGTAGGTACTTGGAATGGTGGTCGTGCTATTGAGATGGCTCTTGCTGCTTTTGAAAATCAAGATGAAATATTATATAGAGGTTTTGATTTATTTGAAGATGGTACTATGGAGACAGATGCAGAAGAATTTAATGTTAAAGCTCACAATACTAAAGCTGCTGTGATAAAAAGACTACAAGAGTTTAGAGCAAAAATGATGGAGAAAAAGAAAGTCTTTACATTTGAATTAGGTAAAGGTAACTCCAGAGATATACTAAAAGATCGTACTGATTTAGATGCAGACTTTGCTTTAATAGGTGGTGGTAATAGTATTAAGACTACAGAAAGTGACTATCAAAATTTAAAACATATTCCTGTTGTTATGGTAGATAACTTCTTCAGAGAAGATGATGACAAAAATATTCCTGATAAAAAATATCATGGTACAAATACTTTAACTGACAGATTAAAAGGTCATAAGACTATACGTAGATGGATTATTCCTTCTCAAGATAGAGTACGTGGTGGTGGCTTTACACACATGGCACTTATACTACATGATAAATCTCTTCCTGATATACCTAAAAGTTTATTAAGTGTACCTATTGTAGTTAATCCTCGTGATTGTGTACCTAAAGATTTTATTAGAGATAATATTAAAAACAATTTAAAACTTATAAAGACATGGTTAGGTAAATGTCCTTTACATAAAGGTAATGTTATTCTTGTATCAGGTGGTCCTTATTTAAATATAGAAGAACTAAAAACACACATAAGAAATAATCCTACTAGTAAAATTGTTTGTGTAAAACATTCTTATCCTACACTTATTAACAATGGTATAATACCTTGGGCATGTATTGTTCTTGATCCTAGACCTATTACAGGTACAAGTACACATGGTGTAGTAAGAAAAGAATTATTTAAAAAGATAGAAAAGAAAACAAAGTTCTTTGTAGCATCTATGACAGATCCTTCTGTTACTGAATATCTTATAGAGAAAGGTGCAGAGATACATGGATGGCATGCATTTACAGAATCATTACGTGATCCTGAAGAGCAAGAAAAGAAAATACAAAATCAATCAGTAAAAATAAATCCAGAGATAGGTATACCTGAAGGTTCTACTCTTATTACAGGTGGTACATGTGCTGCCATGAGAGCATTAGGTATCATGCATACTATGGGGTTTAGACACTTTGATTTATTTGGTTTTGATTGTAGCATGGAAGAACCTACTGAAGAGCAAAAGAAAGAAACAACAGGTGCTGAAGATGAAGAACCTAAACCTAAATATTTTAAGGTTGGTGTAGGTGATAAAAACTATTGGACTACTGGAGAGTTATTAGCTATGGCACAGGATTGTGAAAGAACTTTTACAAATCCTCCAATGGAAATGAGTTTAAATTTATTTGGTAAAGATACTTTAGTTTCTTCTTTGTGGGAATTACAACCTAAACCAAAAACATTTGAGGAAACATTTGATGGATAATTACGTACTACCAAAGAAACCAGAACCTTCTAAAAAATATGTAGAACTTGTAGAAGCTTACAAAGATCTACATAAAGAAGAAGATAAGTTTAGAGGTATAAGTTTAGTACCTTTTGCATATGATATATACAATATATTGTTACATAATAATTGTAAAAGTATATTAGATTATGGATGTGGTAAAGCTATACCTTATAAAGAGAATCATAGAGATGTAGATCCTAAAAAGAAGATACCTAACTTTGATAAACCATTACATAAATGGTGGGGAATAGATGAATTATTTTTATATGATCCTGCTTATCCAGAACATGATAAGCTACCCACTAAAAAATATGACATGGTAATTTGTACTGATGTTCTTGAACATATACCTGAAGAAGATTTAAATTGGGTTATAAGAGACTTATGTTCTTTTTCACGAAGCACTATGTTTATTAATGTATCTACCTTACCTGCTAAAAAAACTTTTAAAACAGGTAAATATAAAGGAGAAAATGTACATGTAACTGTGCATGACCATGAGTGGTGGTTAAACAAAGTAAGTACAATATGGAATGATAATAAAAATTTAAAAATATACTTGACTTCTACATCAAACGAAGGTATAATGGGAACATGCATTAAAGGAGAATAAGCATCATGTTTCCATACAACGAAGACGAATGGCTGTGGATGTCAGCTAGAAAAACTTTACAAGGAGAATTAACTATATGGCAAAGAAAGTTAAAGAGACCAAAGATAATAAAAAGATTGCATACATTATTGCAGCGATTCTTTTAGGAATAATTATTCTTGGTTCTATTATAAGTAAACCTACTAAAGAAGCAGAAGCTAATGAGGAAATAAGAAGTACACTTCCTGGTTGGTCTGCAGGGTATAGGTATTATTTTGATATGGATGAAGATGAAAAATCTAAACTAAGATTGTTTGGAAAATATAAACAAAAAAGTGGTGATACTTTTAGAGTTGGATGGGATAGACAAGTTGGTAAAGATTTAAATCAATTTGAAATAAATCCTGATGATGATGGTGTTGTTTTTTTTGAACAAGAGTTTAAATTTTAATGAAAATATTTTTATTATTAATAAGTTTGTTTTTAATTTCAGCATGTTCTCTTGAAACATTTTATTTAAAGAAAACAATTACTAAAGAAAAAGATTCAGTTATACAAGATGCTACTGTTATTAAATCTGCTAGTTCTAGTAGTATGGAAGGAGTTGTAAGTAATGATTAAATGGATAATTGCTGCTGTTGTAGTAGCTATACTAGCATATGGTGGATGGTATTACCATACTAATTCATCAGGAGATCAAGTTATAGAAGAAATACTTAAAGAAACTGGTACAGAATAATGCCAGAGGTATTTAAAGTAGCTATGCTACTTGTATGTTTTCAAGGTGATTGCACACAATTTGAAAGTGCTCCTTACTCAAGAGATTTAAGTCAAGAGTTTTGTAAAAAGATGTTAGTATATACTTTTAAAACTCAAGTAGGACCTTACTATGATAAGATCATAGACTTTGAAAAGGATTCACCTGAAGATATTAAGATAACCTATGCAGGATGTGATATTACACAGCGAAGACCAGAGACAGATAACGATTGGAGAATAATACCTAATGCTGATCCAGAACATATTATACCAGATAAAAACGATCTTAGGTGGCAACAAGAAAAAGGGCAAGACTTATAAAAATAATAAATGGATAACATACTCTATATGCTATGCTATTCTTACTGGTATAGTTGCAGGTCTTTTTCATTGGATTGTTAATTAATGGCATTAAATGAAAAGCAAGAAAAGTTTTGTCAACATTATGCAGTTCATCATAATGCTGCAGAAGCTGCTCGTCTTGCAGGATATGCTGAAAAGTATGCTCATACGCAAGGTTATAAATTTTTAAAAAGTGATACACCATTAAGTAATGAAATTAATGAACGTATTAAAGAACTTGAAAATGAGTTAGAAACAAATGTTAATGTTATTGATGAGATTGAAAATCAATATTCTTTTGCAAAAAAAGAAGGACATACAAATAGTGCTATCAAAGCATTAGAATTATTATCAAGGGTAAGGGGTGCTCATAGTGAAGATGAAATTGATATGACACCTCAAGCTCTTGAAAATAATATTATAAAAAATTTAAAAGTATTGGGTAAAGAAAAAGTAATGGAGCTTATAAAAAAATGTGGCTTTTAATTTTAACTACTGACCTGAAAGAGGATTGTTTAAAGCACGTTCCAAAAGTTTTATTATTCTATCTTCTAATTCTTTTAGTTTCGTATCTATCACTTCTCCTCTTCTAACTGCATCTGATTCAATAGCAGTACGTTTATTGTCAAACCTATCACTTGCATGATCAATCATAGTTCTTAAATCTGTTTCAGTTTGTCTAAGAGAAGCTCTTACTTCTTGATCCATATTACGAGAACGTCTATCAACTCCAGCAACTTGATCCTGTACTTCATTAATATCTTTTCTTAAATCTATTCTTATAGTTCGTGCATCATCTTGTGCTGCACCTACCAATTCTTTTACACTACGTAATTCTGTACCCATATTATCTTCTAAAGAAATAATTCTTTCTTCTAATATATCTAGTTTTAAAGTAAAACCAGAAAGATCAGGAGCAACATATTCATTTATCTTTTCCTCCATAGCTACCCACCTAGCATAACCTTCAAATCCTGCCCATATAGCACCACCTAAAGTTCCTAGTAATGGGAAAATTAAAAATAATCTACCACCTTTTACTTTAATACCTTGATATTCTACTTCACTCATATTGTTGTTGAATCATCCTTTCCATTTGTAAGCTTGATCTAACAGTTAAATAATCTCCTAGAGGATCAGGCATTAATTGATCAGCGTAAATTTCTTCTTCTGCATACCATTGCATTTGTTGTACTATATCTTGTTGTTGATATTGTTGTATATCAGGACCAAGAGCAGTCACTAATGCTATGGTTGTTAGTTGTGCTACAGGATCATATTGTGATTGTATTGTAGCAAGTATCTCGTTTGCTTTTTCTTGTTTCTTTTCTTGTTCTTTTGTAGTTTCTAATTTCTTTGGTTCTGTTTTCTGATCCACTTCTTCTGCATCCATATCCTTACTCGCAATTTCCTTCTCTTGTGGTTCAGTCTCTTCTTTAGCTTCTTCTTTAATCTCTTCCATGTTATTGTCTTCAGAAACATCAGCGACCTCCTTTGTAGGTTCTTCGTTAGTTTCTTCTACAACTTCAACAGGTTCTTCTTTAATCTCCTCAATAACTTCAACAGTTTCTGTAACAGTTTCTGTTTCTACAACTTCTACTTCTACTGGTTCTTCTACTGGTTGTTCAATAGCAACCTCTTTAACCTCTTCTAATGTAGGCATAGACACATCAACATCCATACCTATATCTTGTATTTCTTCTACCATCTCCTGAACTTCTACTATAACCTCTTCATATGATATAGTACCTTCATTATATTCTTCCATCATAGTACCAATTTCTATTGGCATATCTACCATCATCTCTTCCATAGGTTGTTCCATAGTAGGCATATCAAATGTCATAACCATATCAAAATCTTCCATCATCTCATCCATTTGATATTGTTCTTCTGGTGTAGCAACTTCATATTGCTCTATTAATTCTACTGTTATCTGATCTTCCATCAATCCAGGCTGAACAATCTCTATCCATGTTTCTACTGCTGTAGTTATATGATTGTAATTAACTGTATATTCTACATTATCAAAGAAATAATTTTTAGCTCCACCTACTCTTATAAATACTTTATCCAAATCTCCTGCAAAATCATACGCTCCTGAGTATGTTGTAGGTGTTTGATTATTCTCTAATGTAATCTGTCCTGTATCCCATTGTAGAACATTATTATTATATCCTTTTGTTTGAAAATATCCTGTGGTATTTGCTTGTGAATGATGCATTTGTAGTTCCCATTCTAAAGCACCACCATCTGATATATGAAATTCACTTATGTCTACATACTGATCAAATGTTGTATGTGAGTTAGACGTACCTTTACCACATCTACCTGTACCAAAGTATGCAGCACAATTAGGCATACTAGCTGAACCAATCCCTCCCCAATCTTGATCCATATCTCCCTCGTACCTACTGGTTACGACACCTGTATCTTTATGTAGTATATCACCTGTTGTTTTATGTTCAACAGTTGTAGTTGTTTCTGTTATTGTATCTATATGTCCTTCACCTAAGTGCTCAGTCTCTACCTCTTGAGTGACTGTGTCGCCTTCTGGCAACATCTGTGCATTAGATGAATAACAATAAAAGAATAACAGAGAAGATACCAAGAGCACCTTCATCAGAAATATATTCTTCTTCTTTAACAGCATTATCTTTTACCCATTTATTATAATCAGGTCTTTTTTCTGGGTTATTTGCCCATTCTTTAGCAGCATCTAAGCCAATTTTGCCCATGTATGGACAAGGTGTACCTGCCATTTCCATTGCTTGAAAGACTCTTTCGTCTTGACACAGTAAAGCAACTGCACCAACCTTCATACCCATTCTATATAAAGATCTGGATAGTTTAAGTCTTTCACAGTTCATATCACGTACTGAAGTACCACCTGCTATACCTAGTATCTGTGACTGTATTGCAACACTAGCTGCAAAACTACAGACATCTTGATTACTATTCATAATAGATGGAGCACTAGCTGTAGAGGGAGTTCTATCTACAGATGTAGTACCAGATACAGTAGACGAGGTAGAGGTTACTGTATTAGTTTGTGCATAACTTTGTAGTGTAAATAAAAATGCAAATATAAATAAAAAATATTTAACCATAAGCAAAACTTTCTCCACATCCACATTGTGAGGTAGCATTAGGATTATTAATTTGTAAATAACTTCCTGCTACATCTTTAG